CGAGATGCCGCGCTATCAGATGTACTCGGCGGCAGTTGACCGCGAGCAAGCCAGCCTGGTGTTTTTTCCTATGGTGGCCATGATCAAGGCCGAGCCGATGTTGCTCGAGCGGGCACAGATATACGAGAAACAGAACCGGTCCATCGTTTTTGCCGACACCGGAAACGTCTTTCGCGTGTTGACTGGGGAGAAGACCGGCAAGCACGGCCTGAACGCACACTGCTTTACTATGGATGAGCTGCACGAGCAGCAGGACGCCAGGCTACTCGAGGCTTTGAATACGTCGATGGGTGCCCAGCGCCAACCGCTCCGGCTCTACATGACCACCGCCGACTATGCCGGTCCGTCGATCTGCAATGACGAGATGGACTATGCGATCAGCGTCCGCGACGGGGCGGTATTTGACCCTACCTATTTGCCGATCATCTATGCGGCTGACAAGGATGACGACTGGACAGACCCCGCCATATGGGCGAAGGCGAACCCGGGGTATCCGGTTGCGCCGAAGCATGAGTATTTGGAAGAAGCCTGCCGTCGCGCTAAGTCGTCACCGCGCGAGGAAAACAGCTTCAAGCGCCTTCACCTCAACATCCAGACCGAGCAATCAGAGCGGTGGCTGCCGATGGTTGACTGGCTGGCGTGCGCGGGGCAGGACATCGAAATACCGGACGGCGAGCCATGTCACGCCGGCCTTGACCTGGCCAGCACCGAGGACATAACAGCCGTGGCGCTATACTTCCACCGGCTCCACGCGGCGCTGTGGCGGTTTTACCTGCCAGAGGCTCGCATCGAGAGCCGGCAGCACAACGCCGAGCAGTACAGGCAATGGGTAGATCAGGGCTATCTGCAGGCGACTCCGGGCAACGCCATCGACCAGGACTACATCCTGGCTGACGTGCTGGAGCTGTCCAGGCGGTACCGTATCCATAGCGTCGGCGTCGACCCGTGGAATAGTCTCCAGCTGGCGGTTAAGCTCAACGACCAGGGCGTCGAGGCGGTCACCTACTCGCAGGGCTACGCGCAGATGAACGAGCCGAGCAAGGAGCTGGAGCGGCTGATTATCGCGCGCGAGTTGCGCCCAGGGGCGAATCCGGTATCTACCTGGATGGCACGCAACGTGCATGTCAAGCGCGACCCGTCCGACAACATTCGACCGGTGAAGCCGCAACGCGGCGGTGCAGCCAAGATCGACGGCATCGTTGCGCTGATCATGGCCATCGGGCGAGCAATCACAACAGCAGACCCGACCAGCGTCTACGAGTCGCGCGGGCTGTTTGCCTGGGACGATGACGATGAATAGGCGGCGGATAGAGTATCGGCGGCCGGTGTGCCCCGACTGCGGAGCGCGGCTGGTGCAGCCATCCGGGGCGCGGAAACACGGCGCGGTGATGGTGACCTATTTGGATTGCCGGCAGTGCGGGGCGCTGTTTCGTGCCGATGAACTGTGCGGCTCTGGCAAAGCATGCGCATATAGTACGGATAGCGCGCGCGAGGCCTAATAACCGCGTGACATTGCCGCACATTATGGCATGGAGCGGCGATATGTAATCGGGGCGCTGTCGGTGGCGGCGCTCGGCATGATCTTCGCAGGGTGCTATGCGCTCTGCCCGCCGTCCGCGCCGCTGGCCGTAGGGCTGCTGGTCTGGGCCGATCTCCACATCATCCCCGTACTGCGGCCGCGCTGATGCCACTCGTTGACCTATTCGCTGGCCAGATCACCAACCTGGAGAACCCGGCGCTGTGGCTGACTGACGCGATGGGCGCGCCGCGGTCGGCTGCTGGCGTGAACGTCACGCACCAGAAGGCCGACGGGATGAGCGCCTATTTCGCCTGTGCGAAGGTGCTCGGCGAAGACGTCGGCAAGCTGCCGATGCGGCTGTACAAGACCAGGGCCGACGGCCGCGGCAAGGACAAGGCCGACAGTCATCCGGTGCACAAGCTGATGCACAGCCGGCCGTCGCCTGAGATGCTGCCATTTGTCATGAAAGACCTGATGATCCGGATGGCGGCGACCTGGGGCAATGCCTACGCTGAGATTCAGCGCACCCGTACCGGCCGGCCATACGCCATCTATCCGATTCATCCGAGCCGGGTAAAGGTGCAGCGCGATGCCGACGGCGACATTGTGTATCTGGTCAGGGTCGAAGACACTAAGACACCGGCTCCGGCATCCATGCGGAGCCTCGGCAATGTGTCGCGCGGGCTGCTGCAGTGGCTGCCGTACAAGGCGGCCGACATCATTCACATCAAGGGGCCTGGCGACGACGGCATTGTCGGCAAGTCGGTGCTACGGGCTGCGGCCGATGCGCTCGGCATTTCGCTGGCTGCGCAGGAGTTCGGCGGCAACTTTTTCGCCAACGGCACGCACATTGCCGGCGTGCTGCAACATCCTGGGAGCCTGGGGCCAGAGGCCGCCAAGACGCTACGAGAAAGCTGGGTCAAGCGGCACTCGGGATCGAAGAACGCCAACCGGCCTGCGGTGCTCGAAGAGGGGATGACCTGGAGCCCGATAGGCATCCCACCTGGCGATGCGCAGTTTCTGGAGACGCGGCAGTTTCAGAACATCGAGGTCTGCCGGTTTTTCCGGATGCCGCCGCACAAGATTCAGGAGCTTGGCCGGGCCACCTGGGCCAATATCGAGTCGCAGAACATCGAGTATGTCGGTGATACGCTGATGCCGTGGCTGGTCCGTTTCCAGGAGGAAGCGAACGCGAAGCTGCTGACGCAGGCAGAGCAGGACGCCGGCTACTTCCTTGAGTTCGTGCTGCAGGCGCTGTTAATGGGGGACAGCACAACCCGCGGCACCTTTTACAAGACGCTGTTTAACATGGGCGCGATCAGCAGGAACGAGATCCGGTCATTTGAGCGGCTGAACCCGGTAGAGGACGACGACGGCGGAACCTACTACATGCAGCTTAACATGTCGCCGGTCGATAAGCTGGGGCAGGATGTGCCGGCACCTGCAGCAGCGCAGGAATCGACACCGCCACCGTCGCCGCCACCGTCGAACGCCGCGCGCGCAGAGGAATTGCAGCCGCTGTTCCGCCGTGCCGCAGAGCAGGCGCTGCGCCGCGAGTCGGACATGAGGGCGCATACACTCGACGCCTACAACCAGCACGCCGTCTACATGCGGCGGTGTTTCGCCGAGGTATCAGATGTGCTGGCGCGCGGCGATTCGTCGACGACGGTCAAGGCGATTTGCGACCGGTACTGCTACGCTCAGTCGCAGGAGCGGCAGCCGATGACAGCCGAGGCTATGGCCGCCGAATTCACCACGCAACTACTGGAGGCCATCGATGCCACCACTGCATAATCCAGCATGTTTTGCCTCCCATATGGGGCTCTGGGCTGTCGACGCCACCTTCATGCGCGGAGCCCTGGCCGCTGTCCAGTCGGGGGCTTGGAAGATGCGCGCCGAAACGCCGGCAGCTCCAGAAGGCCCAGGCTATTACATGGCGGCGCCCGGCATCGCTGAGATCCTGATCTCTGGCGCGATGATGAAGGGCCGGAGCAAGTTCGGCGGCACGTCTACCGTTGACGCTCGCCGCGCCGTGCGCCTGGCTGCCGCCGACAAGGCAGTCGACGGCATCATGATCCACATCGACAGCAGCCCTGGCGGGACGGTTGCCGGGACCGATGAGCTGGCAACGGACATCCGCGCGGCAATGCGCCGGAAGCCGGTGGAGGCGCACATAGACGACATGGGCGCCAGCGCGGCACTGTGGGTTGCGAGCCAGGCCGGGTATCTGTCCGCCAACCGGACTGCCGAAGTCGGCAGCATCGGCGTGTTCGCTGTCGTCGTCGACGAGAGCCAGGCACTTGAGGCCGAGGGCGTCAAGGTGCATGTCATCAGCACCGGGCCGCACAAGGGCGCGGGGGTGGCTGGAGCGCCGGTCACCGACGATCACCTGGCCGAGTTCCAGAAGCGAGTCGACCAGGTGAATCAGCACTTTCAGGCTGCGCTGAAGCTGGGCCGCCCAGGCGTCAACCTGTCCGAGGTATCAGATGGCCGGGTGTTTTCTGCGGCCGACGCCAAAGGCCTCGGGCTGATCGACAACGTCAGCAGCTACGAGGCCGCAATACGCCACTTGGAATCGAGCATCGCCAGCAGGAACGCCACGCCCGCCAGGGACCGTGCCGCCGCGAGATTGGCGCTGTCGACGCTCTGAAAATATTTTCAGAAAGGCATTGCAATACCGTTTTTTGTTTCATAGATTAACCGTAGTAGCACCGGGGCAGCTGCCCTGACAACTCAGATTGGCCGCCTCCGGATTGGGGGCGATGCCTACAGCCCCAGAAAGAGGCCCTCGCTCCGAGCAATCGGCGCGCAGGGCCTTTTTGCGTTTTCGAGAATCACCAGGACACCAGGAGCCACGCAATGGACCCGAAGAAAAAGTATCAGAAGCTGGTCGCAGACGCCAAGGCCATTGGCGCCGCCGCGAAGGCAGAATCCCGCGATCTGACCGCCGAGGAGGTCACGCAGGTCAACGCCTTGCAGGAGCAGATCGACACGCTCCGCGCCGAGATCGAGCAGGCCGAAGCCGACGCGCAGCACGCCGCCCGGGCCGCCGCCGCGCTGGCCGCGCTGGATGCCGACACGTTCATGGACGAGCCCGCCGCGCCACCGCGCAGCGTCGCCCAGCCAGCCGCCGCCGGCCACATCACCCACCAGGTCGACGAGATCGAGAAAGACCCCTGCCGCGGCTTCAAGTCCACGGCTCGGTTCCTCGACGCGGTTCGCCGCGCCGACACTGCCAAGGCGAACGGCGGCAGCCTGGAGAAGGTCCACGCCGCAAACCCGGGGCTGAATTACCTGGCCACCGCAGGCAGTGACGAGCACGGCACGTTTTCAGACAGCTACGGCGGGTATCTGGTTCCCGAGGGCTACAGCCCCGATCCGAAGTCGATCACGGCTGAAAGCGACCCGGTCGCCGGGCTGGTCACTAAGATCCCGATGGCGTTTCCCAAGGTCAACATCACGGCGCGCGTTGACAAGACGCATACATCAAGCGTGAGTGGCGGCCTGCGGGTCTACCGGCGCGCCGAGGCCGACACCGTCGCGAGCAGCCATCAGAGCTACGAGGGCATCAAGCTGGAGGCCAACGGGCTCTTCGGCATCGCCTACGCCACCGAAGAGCTGCTGACTGACAGCCCGATCAGCTTCGCGGCGCTGTTGGCGGCCGGCTTCCAGGACGAGTTCGGCAGCGTCATCCTCGACGAGCGGCTAAACGGCACCGGCGTCGGCCAGTTCCTCGGCATCAACAACAGCGCGGCACTGGTCAGCGTGGCCAAGGAATCGGCACAGCTCGCCACGACCATCGTGTACAACAAGATCCTCAACATGCGGGCTCGCGTCTGGGGCTACGGCAACGCGGTCTGGATGGCAAACCACGACTGCATCCCGCAGTTGGGGCTGCTGAATCAGGCCGTCGGCACCGGTGGCGTACCCGCCTGGCAGCCGTCGGCGCGCGAAGATGTGCCAGACATGCTGTTTGGCCGGCCGCTGATCTTCTCCGAGTACATGGAGACGCTCGGCACCGCTGGCGACATCATCTGCGCCAACTGGACACAGTACCTGGAGGGCGTCTACCAGCCGCTGGAGTCGGCCGAGAGCATCCATGTTCGGTTCGTCAACCACGAACGCTGCTTCAAATTCAGCATGCGCAACGCTGGCAGCCCGTGGTGGAGTTCGGCGCTCACGGTCAAGAAGGGCAGTAACAGCCTGTCGCCGTTCGTCCGCCTCGCCGTCCGCTCGTAAGCATTATGGCGGCGGCCCGGGGGGAGCCGCCGCCGCCATCCTCAACCAATCCATATAGGGAATACCATCATGGCCAGCCCACAAAGTTCCGAAAAACTCGCCAGCCGCCTCAAGGTCCAGATGTGGGACCACGATCCCGGCGCCACCACTGCCCAGGTCGTCACGCCCGACGGCGGCACAACCGTTCGCTACGTCGACCAGTCCAACTATGGCTGCTTCATGGTCATGTCCATGGCGTCGACGCTCACCGGCAACGGCTGCACGCTGCTGGAGATCGTCGCTGCCGACGATGCCACTGGCACCAACGCGACTGTGATCAAGACCAGCGGCGTTGTCGCGCCCGATGCGGTCGGGGATTACGTTTTTCTTGAGTGCACCTCCGAGGAAATCCGCCAGGAGAGCGAGGATGCCGGGTATGACCTGCGCTACGTCGCCGGCCGGATCACCTGTGCCAACGCGGCTGACGAGCAGGTCGTGACCTACATCCAGGCCAACCCGCGCTTCGCCAACAGCGGCCTGACCGCCAACAGCATCGCGTAACCAATCACCAACGAGCCCAACGGAGCCTGCTACCATGGCACGCAATACACTAAATCAACGAGGCAATCCCGGCGGGCCGCTGGTGATTATCGACGACTCCCACCGTACCGGCAACTACTGGTTTGTCGATTCGGGGGCGTCTGCTGCCGTCGATGCTGCCGGCGCCGGGCAGTCGCCTGATGTCCCATTCGCAACACTGGACTATGCGGTCGGGCGATGCACGGCCAACAACGGAGACGTGATCATCGTCATGCCGGGGCACGCAGAGACGGTTGCCACCGCGGCCGCCATCGACTTGGACGTCGCCGGCATCACCGTGATCGGCCAGGGCGATGGCGCCGACCGCCCGACGTTCACACTGTCGGCCGTCGGGTCCACCATCGAGATCGGTGCGGCATCGGTCACCGTCGAGAATCTGCTGATCACGTCGAGCGCGGCGGCAACCATCATGCTTGATGTCAACGCAGCCGATGCCACTGTCCGCAACTGCGAGTTTCGGATGCTGACGGCAGTGACCGCCATCGACATCAACGGCGGCAGCGCCAATGCCTGTGACCGGGCGCGCATTCTGGATTGCGTGTTTGACGGCAGCACCGACGGGCCAGACACTGCCATCGGCCTGGACGAGGTCTGCGACAGCGTGATCATCGACGGGTGCTATGCCTATGGTTTGTTTGATGACGCGGCGATTCACAACCCGACCGGCAAGGTTTGCACCTGGCTGCGAATCACCGACAACGTCCTCATCAACACGACCGCATCCAGCCACAGCATCGAGCTGGTGAGCGCGTGCACTGGGGTCATCGCCGGCAACTACTGCGGCTCGCCGCTCGCCGACGCAACGCCGGCTGACATCGATGGCGGTGCCTGCCACATCCTGGAGAATTACAGCCACGATGCCGGCGGCAACGACAGCGGCTTGCTGAACCCGGCAGCCGACGCATAGGGCTGACTGATGCCACTGACGACCACACCTGGACCGCAGATTCTGCTGAATGGCGTCACATCCACGGGCGCAAGCTCGTGGGTGGACGTCAGCCAGGCGTCTGGGTTTGCCATTCTGACAGAGGCTTCATCTGTGACCACTGGCGGCACTATGCTGATTGAGGTGAAAGACTCAGCCGGCAACGCGGTGACGCTGGATAGCACGGCGATTTCTGCGGACGGTGACAGCTGGATTCAAAGCGATATCCAGGTCACCCACGTCCGCAGCAATTTGTCAGCTCGCAGAGACGGCACCTACACCACGACGCTGTACCAGCGCAGAGGCTGACCGCCAAAGGGGGGAGTTGTGGCGATCAACCAATCCGTTGCACCGGCAGCCGAGGTACTGAGCACCGCCGAAGCCAAGTCGCACCTCAAAGTCACGTCGAGCGACGAAGACACGCTGATTGACTCCTACGTGGCGGCGGCCCGGGTCTGGTGCGAAACGTTCACCGGCCGGCAATTCGTGACGGCTACTTGGGAGCTGGTGCTGGACCGGTTCCCGGGCGATGAGATCCTGATTCCGTGGGCGCCGCTACAGTCGGTCAGCAGCATCGCCTACACTGACGCCAATGGCGACGCGCAGACGGTGGCAACCAGCGTCTACACCGTCGACACTAAGAGCGTGCCGGGCCAGGTTTACCTGGCATATGGGCAGTCATGGCCGTCGACGCAGGCAATCCGCAACGCGGTGACCGTGACGTTTGTCGCCGGCTACGGCGCGGCGTCGGCCGTCCCGGAGAACATCCGCACGGCTGTTCGGCTGCTGGTCGGCCACTACTACGAGCACCGCGGCGATGAGGTGGCGGCGCCGCAGGTGGTCAAGGACATCCTTTGGCAGTACCGCGTCTTCGGCGTGCCAATCTCCAGCGAGGCCATGATATGATGCGCCCCGTGCCAATTGGACAGCTGCGGCATCTGGTCAGCATCGAGCAGCGCACTGAGGGGCGGGCTGCTGACGGCGAGGTGATCGCCAGCACCTGGGTCGAGCAGTCGGCGCCATGGGCCAATATCGTGCCTGTTGGTGGCGGCGAGGGCGAGGAAGCCGACAAGGCGCAGGCCACGATCAACTATTCGATGCAACTGCGCTATGACTCGGCCATCGTCCCAGAGCAGCGGGTCACGCACGGCAGCGACACGTTTGCCATCGTCACCGTCGAGCACAGCAACGACCGGCGATGGACGTTCCTCGGTTGCACTCAAGAGTTTGCGGTGGGGAGCTAACCGATGGCATCTGATATGGTAGTGTTCGGCGACAAGGAGCTTCTGACCAAGCTTGCTCGCCTTGGCAAGGCCGGCGACAAGATCGCGCGCGATTCGTCCAGGTCCGTCGCCAAGGACTTGCAGGCGATTGTCAAGGCCGAGGCGCCAGTCAAAACTGGCAGGCTCAGGAAGGGCATCAAGGTTCGCGGCGCCAAGCGGTCGCGC